TAATTAGTTTACTTTGCTCCATATAAATACATATAATATTTTCTTGGTGCCACTAATCATTCTTCTTAGCTACCCACTAATCATTCTTCTTAGCGCACCATGCCTTCGCTTCACTAACTACTCCTTGTGCCGGGTTCAAATATTTGCCAATACATACCAAGTCTTCTGTCCCATTATTTTCTAAATCCGCAAAATAATCATTGGGGTCGTTGATTACACATTGGGATTTCGCTGGAGTTTCGAACGAATTCAAAGCCAACATCTCGGTGCTATTTGGTGGACATAATACAAAGGTTTCTTGGAATAGTTTCGTAGTAATTATTAAAACTAGTAATAAAATTAATACCACGTTAATCATATACTATTATTTGCTATTTTTATTTTATTTGTTAATTCAATAATAACCTCATAAGTCTAAAAAATGCCAGTTTTCGTAAGGACCCCGACAATTAACTAATTTAACATCGGTTAGTGTCCCGATTTTTTCTTTAACTATTGTTTTCAAGTGTTCTATTTCATATTTACTAAAATCTTTATTGTATTGATACCTAAATGACATATGTGGATTCTTAATTTCTTTCCACCAACATGGTTCTATATTATCCACCAATATGACTTGAAAATATAAGGCGTGAAACCCATTTTCATTACTATAGACAACTTCTTCATTCAAACGCACCTGGATTGGTTCTATAGTTTTCCAACGTTCATATAATTCCAGTGCTTCGGGATATTCCAATTTAGATTTAATAGTTAAATGGGGATAGAAACCTTTCCTATAAGTGTTCCAAGTGTGGTCTTCTGAATTTATGAACCACAAACAATAGTTAAAGTCCATAAAATAAAATAATAAAATAATAAAATTAAGCTTAAACTTCAATTAATATTTCCGATTCTTCATTATCAGAGTCATTATCCCCAAATACATCTAATTCGTCATTCAATTTATGTCTCTTATATATGTAGGTATATCCAACTATACCGGTTATATAATAACCCAAAACAAACCCTAGAAATATATTCATAATTAATAATAGTAAATAAGAATTTAAATATATTTTTATTGTTAGTATTTAATGCTTCATTTTGTGTTTGATCTTGATTATACTTTATATCAAACACAAAGTGAAGGATATTTTGATTACTCGCAATTAAAAGAAAACAAATATTTGGATTTTTTATTAGGTAATATACCATTCAATAAAATCATATTTACAAATGGGACATATTCTCATGCCCTGGCTTGTTTAGAAATTATGAAACTGAAGCACCATTTCCCAGACCATAAAATTGTTGCCCGTGATACTATCAATGACCTCAAGCCCAATATGGAGTCATTTGATAAATTTAAAAAACATCAAGATATAAAAAACAATGATAAAGTTATATTTTTTGAAGATTCTGTCGAAAATCTACTTGCCAGTAAAAAAATAGACTGGATTACCATATACATCGGAAAGCATAACGTTTCACAATTTAAATCTATAAATAAACAATTCGAAAATATAGAAACCGCACTAGAATTTATCATTGATAAAAATAATATAGTTACAAGACGCCTTCAATATCAAATGGACCACAGTTGAGTTTTGATGTATTATTGTATTTATATACACCCACTTTCGAGACGTAGTTATTACCTTCTCTAATATTGCCAACATATTGTTCCGTGGCTCCTGGAGGTGGATTAGCACTAAGTAATTGATGGTGAATATAATTTGTTTCAGTTGGAACAGTACTAAGAGGCATCCAAGGATGGTCAACTTGTGGTCCTCCATATAAACCACCATTTACTTGTGGTTTTGGCATACACTTAGTTTCAGTGTCTCTTTTATGATGTGGAATGGCACTATCCTTAGTTACCTGTTTATTGGGTTTAATATTACAAGGAGCATAACATTTATTATCCATAATAGTATAAAGCCACAAAATAATTTATTGTTTTTTAATCAAAATAATTTATTGTTTTTTAATCAAAATAATTTATTGTTTTTTAATCAAAATAATTTATTGTTTTTTTATCAAAATAATTTATTGTTTTTTAATCAAAATAATTTATTGTTTCAAGAAACTACTATTTTCATTGATATCTACTTTATAATTATTACACCAACTTAATGCTTTCACTTTCTGATTTTCAATTATAGAAGATGTCACTTCTATACTTTCATAGTTACTAATTATATCCAAAGTTAATTTTATATTATCTCGTTGTTTATTTGTAATCAATTCATTATATATATTTATTCTTTTAATAAAATCACTCGGAACCTGTAAAAACCCGAGTTTATTACTAGATGTTTCCCATTTTTTTACCAAATTAAATAATTTATTCAGTAAATCAGCATCTATACCTTTAAAACCCTTACAAATAATATATTTTTCGGAATTTGCTGGTCGGCTTGTATATGGTTTTGAAATGATTACTTCACCATAACACAACGATAATATCCATAAAAATTTCACAGTCAATTCCGTATGAATATCAAAAATCTTACATACAAAATGACCTCCGTTTTTTTGTAGATGTAACGCGCTGACGATTTCGCAAAATATAATTCTATAACTCATACTTTCTTGATTATTAAAATCGGTGGAAAAATCGAATCCACCATCGGCGGTCACTAACATACATCCGTCACTAAACATATATTTTAAATATTGTATATTTTCCAATTTATATAGGTCTCCGGTGTCATCTTTACCATACGTTATATTGATATGTTGATTATTTTTTAAAAAGTTCTTTGATTTCTTCCACCCAGGAATTTCACGATTCGTTGATTTTAAAGTTATACCCACAATACGATCTTTGGTTTCGCGATAATTATTTATACATTCAATAAATCCACCCGGACCTTCTGCCAAACAACATATATTTATTTTTTCGGTATCAAGAATTAATTCATGATCGATTAACATTTCTAACATTTTAAAATAACTGCGACTCAATGGTTCATATAAAGCAATACTATCCTTTTTATTTCGTTTATTTGGTAAATGAATTAGTTCATAGTCATTACTAAACTTCTTGGCGCGGTCCCATAATTTAGTATCTTCTAATTCATCTATTTTATTTTTAGACACTAATAGATTCACAAGTGTTTCACCATTAATTATGGGAATTTTACTATTATCATCATGATTAAATATTGAGGCTGAGTTTTTCAATACTATAGAACACATAAAAAAAAATAATAATAATACTTTAAATCTTTTCAAAAATGAAATAATTATATAAATAACTTAATTCTTTGAGTTGGGGTGTCATAGATGAAGCGTCACCATAGTTAGTTTTAGAACTTTCTAATTTTTTATACATATCTTCAAATTCACCAAGCGTTTTTAATTCTAAATTATAATTCATAGCAAGTTCTTCCAAGTATTTGAAATTTACAAGCCATTCAGTCGTTGTTTTACCTATGGAATTAATATATACATCTATTGGCATACCTATACTGGTTTCATCGTTACGAAATTCTTCATCTTCATATTTCTTCTTAATTTTCCACAAAATACTATCATACGTTTCACCTACCATGATTTCACTAGTTTTTAGGGCATCAAACACCTTCTGTCCATTCAATGTTGTTCCTATGAACTTTCCTCCCACATTAAGGTTACTAGAAATATTCTCAAAGAACCCATTCAATTTTACTTTATTTTCAAAGAAATAATGAATGCTAAATTGACAACTAATCACATCAAATCTATTATCCTTCAAAAGTCCATACATACGCTGTAATTTAGAATTTTCTACAAGCGATTGCTCAACATTTCCATATAACACATCCAAATAATATTTATTAAGGTCGTCATTGGCAGCATTACCGTTTTCCATATTATAGGCCGCATTTCCCCATACCATAAGGGTATTCCTTAACATCGGTTTATTTTTATTTTCATCTTTCATAGCATTAAGTACCCTATTACAAGCACCGTTTTCGGTATTTTCTAAATTGTCACGATTAATATCCATACAAATAATATTTTCAAGTTTGGTATCCAACCAATGATTCATATCACCACATTTTCCCGAACATATATCCAAATAAGTTTTAGCGCCTTTAGATACCATACCAATCAAATTTTTCTTCACATAACTATGAAAATCTCCAAGAGACTTAGTTGGTAGGTCTTTTCTTTCTTTCGTTTTAATATAATAAACGTCGTCCACATCAGGTATATCACCGGATTTAATCATATTATCCAATATAGGATTGTGTAATGTACGCCAATTATTAATTGCGGTAACAAAATCATTGGGATTATTCACGTTACGAACTCTCATAGGTTCCCACCAAAATCCCTCGGCTTTATCTTTGTTATAACGAAATTCTACAATATTATTTTCATTTATTATTTGTTTCTGGTCAGTATAAGCAACATCGTTATTCATACGTAAATATGAAAATTCAATATTTTTAATATATGGGTTATAGGGGTGAAATGGAACATTGTTGTATCCCGATTCAAATGTAAGTTCTTCATTTAATACACGACAACTATTTACGGAACTATGAATTTCAGCATTATATCCCACATATAACATCGCGGTTTTGTATTGAATCACAACATCCCCATCTTTATAATAATCTATTAAATCCTTAGAAGGATCATCTGGGTCTTTTTTAAATTTTACACGAAAGTCAATTGTAGTTTCCAATGGAGGTTTCCATTTAAAACAACTAAACCATCTTCCATCAAATTTTGCCTTTTTACTATTAAAACTACCACCTACAGGCAAATTGATTGGAGTATAGATCAAACCATCGGTGCTATAAATGTAATTCTTTTCAAGTGCCATTTTACTATGCTCAAAAATAAGTGTATCGGATTTTAATTTATTTATATATTTAACCAAATCACGATATTTAGGGTCATTTTCAGAAAACGCCTTTAATTCGGTTTCGAGTCTCATTATTTCTTTATCGGTATCTTCGTCATAATCTACGACATCACCAAAATAGAACTTCTTCGGTGCCAAAATGAGGCCATCGATTTCTTTTATTAGTTCCATGGTATCAAAGAATTCGGTCATTTTTTCATATCGTGATGTTTTTAATTCACCGATTTGTTTCTGTTCTTCGGACCGATTAAATACTTCATTTCGTAAATCTAGGTTTTTATAAATGTAAATATCGAAAACCATAAATATAATTATAGGTTGATTTTTGGAATCTTTTACAATATATTCACCATCTAATACACTATTTCCCATATTGGGAATACTACATCCAAGCGATTTAATTTCATTTTTACGATTAATCATATACACATTACCATTTCCTAATACTACACATAGATTTCTTTCACCGTCGGCCTTATCAGTAACACAATAATTACGACGAATAGACAATATATCCTTATAATCACTATAATCTTTGCGGGTTACATGTTTCATTTCCAATGCGGTCGGTTGGGGACCCATAAAACGCTTAGATTTAACTAATGATGAATACTCTTTTCGGAAGCGCGATTTTTCTTCTTGGGAAATAATGAAAATATTGTTTTGAATGGCTTTCAACAAGAATTCAATATGAACTTTAAATAATTCTAGAATTTTTTCATATTTTTCTTTATGACCTATTTTATTTCCAAGATATTCAATTTCGATTTCATATTTGACATCATTTCGTAATACATTAGATATTTGGATATTCTTTGATAATATCATTTCTTCATATTTTTTCCCCTTTAATTCAACTTCATCACTTGGCTTCAAACCTTCAAACCAGGATTCAAAATCCATTACATTCTTAGGTTTTAATACAAATTTTTTCATTGATGGTTTCAGGTCTTTCTTTTTAATGTATGTGCTTGGGTTTGTATTAACTTTTGTATTGGATGATTTGATTATACTACAATCAATTGAAAATAATTTATCGTTGGTTTTGAAACTAAACCGTTTTTTGTATCGAAACATCTTATTAATAGTCGGCCATCTATTGAAAATCGCGATATCTATTTTTTCATCCAATTCCTTTTTGAAATTAATACGTATATTATAGTTTCCAATATCAACTGGTTTCATTTGTCGTGTTTTACGTTGAAGTATATAAGAACCGGCCTTCAATGACGACAAGTTATTGGATTTACAATAACTATGAATAGCACCATCACCGAAAATAGTATATCTTAAACTGTTATCTTCTTCGGGAATGAAAATGTCTAAGGTAGAACCAGACGCATGAAATGTAGCTTCATTATAACCTTTTAAATAAGAAATAACACGATTGAACGTTTCTTTTTCAATGGGGTAATCTATGTTGGTATTATAAATTGCCTCCATTTCTATATTGGGGTCTTTCTGAACCATTTTAATCCCTTTCATTATGGTGTCAATATGAGATGAAATATCCATAATTCTATATAATAATATTATAATTTAATTCTTAAATATATGTATCAATTTTTATATTTCAAAATTCTTTTTTAAGTCTCCATAAAGAATAGCTTTAGTTTTTCTTTTAGATGTTTCATCATCTTTTAATGAAATATTGTTTTCATTGGCAAGATCTATAAGTCCCTGTAAACTATATGAACCAATTTTGTTCATTTCCCGTATTTCCTTGAAATATTCTTTAATTTTCGACAAATCTGTATAACTGAAACTGTCGAATTTAATATTTACTAATGGCAACATGTATTGTGCGTACCCAATAATAACCAGGTTATTCTTAATTTTATCCTGATTATATCCCTTGTATAATTTGTATTTCTTATTTTCTACATTAATATACAGACAATTAATATTTAGACAATCGCAAAAATATTGAAGGATTTTCATATGTGGATATTTTTCATTAAGGAGACTCGTTATATCGGTTTTAGAAATATAGGTATTCTTATAATTAAATTCCTTATAATTTGTATTTAAATTATCCAACATACTATTCTTAAGGGTTTCTAGACATTCCTTTTTAGTTGTTTCGGTCTGATTCATATATTCTCCATTTTTTATCATTTCTATAGTTTCATAGAGGTCTTTGGACCCAAAAATGTAGTATTTATTCAAATCAATAAAATCCGAAAAGAATTCGGGTACTTCAATAATTTCATTTTCAATATAATTAATAAGATGATTGGAAGCCTCGAAATTTTCATTAAAGACAATAGAACTACTTTCGATATTTACTTCATTGTGAGGAATATCGAAAGGTTGAATAAAGGTTGAAGACGAATTAATATTAAATTTTCCAGACTGTTTGCTTGACTTTACTGTCGTTGTAATCTGATTAAGTGTAATGGATTCCATGATTGTATTATATGTGTATTATATATATAGTCATTTTTTGTGATTTAAATCAATTTTTTAAAATGAATCTTTAAAATGAATCTTTAAAATGAATCTTTAAAATGCTTAATATAATCATACTTGGCAATTTTAGATAATAGTTCTGGGTCGGTTGATTTTGCGGCGTCATCAAATTTTCTAAGCATTAAATGATATATGTATAAATTGCTTTGTTGAAATTCCTTGATTTCACTTTCTGTCATTTTTCCGCCTTGATATTTAAATGTTTCCTTTGACGCATCCGACAAATTTTCATAGTATTCACTATTCATAGATACTAAATATCTTTTCACATTTATATGATTTTCCACTAATTGACATATATCTTCATGTATATTTAAATCCCGTAAATATTGAGCGCCTTTTTTTTCATGTGAGTGTATTCCTACATTACCCATTTTTTCACAATTATAGGTTTCATATAATTCTTTATCGTGTTCCATAAGATGCCCGACATCGTGGAAAAAACAACCTAATATAAAATTTCGTTTAGTGATTCTTTCGGTAACTACCGTACGAATATATTGTTCTCCTAATAAAGCACATTGCACAGCGTGTTGATATTGTGTTACATCTTCGCCGATATAACCTTGATTTCCATATTTAGTGTATAGGTCAAAAACCTCTTCCATTATTAATTAATATTACTATTAATAATTTTTTAATATAAGAAAAAAAATGATTTTTTAATCAATTAAATAATTGTGTTCTCGAAATACTTAACGAATAATATAATTTTTTACTTCTTCAATCCGTTCTTTTTCTAATTCTTTATTATCGTTGGAATATAATAAAAATTTGTGTATTTCGGTTATTGTATTTTCGCTTAATGTATTCATATTAATGAATGCCCCATTATTATTAAGTGTATAATTGGAATTGTGTGACCGAATTATTTTAAAAATTTCATTTTGTTCATCTTCATTTAATTCATCGATGATTTTTTTTATTTTTTTTAATTCTTCGACTTTATTCATTAACTATTCGTTATACATATTTATCTAAAATATAACTTATGTGCGTTTAGATGAATGTTTTGTCTCCCAATTCAGTATTAACACCCTTAGAATTGGCATCTACAGGATTTGGAAATGTATCCATATTTTTATTCAAGTCCCGGATATAGTTAACATGTCCTACTGCTCCAACCATTACATTTTCGACACAGTATTCCAATACTTTAAGATTCAACTGACTTATTTGTTCTTGTATTTTACAATCCATATTTTGACCATCTTGAAGAAAAATAGATCGCATAATAATTTTGAGTTCATCATCGGATTGTCTTCCTATTCGGACTTTCCCTTCACTTTTATTGAACACACCATTAATAATTTTCTGCTGTATATTATCTATATTTTTTTTAGAAAAAAATACTTTAGCTAAAATGGATTTCTCCATAATACCTTGTAGACTATCATAGAAATCTTGTTCCGGTCCCGTATGATTTTCTTGGTATAATTCAAACTGTGGATAGGATGAATTGGTTTGTAAGTTTGCCATGCGACCAGAATTAGGATTTAATTGATATTGTTCGGTTACTTGGTTAAAATGAACATATGGACTATCGTCTTCTTCGTGTGTAAATAGTGTGGGTGCGTCTACAGTATTATTCAATCTTGGATTAGCAAAACTGTTTTCTATATTAGATTTAGTAGAATATAAATGTTCTTGCACTGATTTTATATTATCCATTAAATTAATAAAACAAAAAAACTACAACAATTTAGACTTGAATTTCTCGATATATCTGTTATATTCAATATTTACTTGAATTAAATGCTGAACATCATTATTTATCAATTCGCCTTTAGTGAATGTACTTACATTATTAGCCATTGAAAAACTATCGTAACTATATGTTCCATCGTTATTATTTAAATTATTATTTAATCCTATTACAATAGTGTTAAACATAGTATTACTTGAATTAGAATCATCAAATAGGTCAATAATATAATGGTTTTCTTGCCTTAAAAGGTATTTATTTAATTCACTATTAGAGTTCGCGTTAGGCGTCAATGAACTTATTTTAATGGTATTACCTATTTTATATTCTTCTGGACTAAAAAACCGTGTTGTTTTTAGTTTAAATCCATTCTCCTCTCTGAAAACTATATTACTAGATTGAATATATCTATAAATCTTATTTATGTTAGCTGAACCTTCAGTAACTATAAATACATCGTTAATATTCAATGATTCCCGAGTTAATATGAATGGATTACTAGCGTCGCCCACTGTAGTGACTTTATAATAACCATTTTCCAACAATGTAGTTTGATCTTTTACTAAAACTGTTTCGTTTTGACTAAGTGAAACGGTATCTATAGAAATAGCACCATTTGCGTCACACGTAAGGGTTCCAGCACCGCTACTATATGTAGCATTTAAATCCTCTGTAGTTGCTACATTCGCACTATTTTTATAATAATAACATTCACTCAACGACAAATAATCATTCAATAATGTTATTTCATTACCGTTTGGAGTCATAAACGATAGTTCAATAGTATTCAATACACCTTTCAACGAAGGATAGAATATTTTATTTGAAGATATATTGACGAAATTACAAATCTTATCATTTTGACTTGGTATGAGTCGGCGTCCAAAATTATCTTTTTTAACTAGTGTCTGACTTGCTCCCGTACTTACATCATAAGCATAATTATTGTTGTTAGATTTATAGCGTTCGGTATCATTTAGTAATAAAGAAAAGGCTTCCGTAATATAATTGTTGGTACCATAATTAGTTTGGGAGAATTCCCGGAATCTTAACAGCAAATACGGTAAATCACTTATACGCTTAAATTTAGGAATGTGGGATTTATATATATTTTCATTATTATTAAACTGAATCAAATTAGTGTCCATGTAAGCATGAATATCTCTTAAATTAACATATAAATCCGGTAATACTACATTTTCTATTTCAATACTACTAATATTTCTAAATACCTTTGTTATACTTGAACCATAGGTTCCATTATTACCGAAATTAACATTATAATTAAAGGTTCGCTCGTTTTCGATATTTCTATCTCCACTATATAAAAAAATAGTAGATTTACTTTTAACTTCGTTTAGCTCTATTTCTTTTAGACTGCTGGTTTCATTACTATCAATCGTATCTCTATATACGTCCATTAAATAAATAAATATATAATATATATAGCCGTATAGCTATTCTCTAATTCTTTTTTTTAATCTTAATTATTTTCTTTTTTGGTTTATTTTTCAATTTATTTTCATCATCCATGTCACATTTTATAAGGGATTTCAAATCTAAATCAGTAAGTTCCTTGGTCCATAATGTAACATACGTTTCACCATTTATTTCTTCTAAATCACGTGTTTTATTTTCTATCATCTTTTGTAGTTCTTCTATTTTGTCTTCGGATAAGTTATAAATATGCATCTTGATTAAATAATCATACGTGCCATCAATTTCGGGATAGCCACGACTTTTGAGTTGTTCTATAATCTGTTCTTTTTTAACTCTAATAATCTTTATTTTTTCATCAATAAATTCCTGAATAAATTTCATTTTATAATCAAGAACACCAAGATCTTTAGTTATTTCAGTCTTAATATACTCTATTCGCTGTGTATAAAAGTCCTTTCTTATATCAACAAAATCCTTTAGAATTTCTAGCTCACTTGTATATTTATGTAATCGACCGTTCTTATTATATAATACCATATTGGACGTGCTAATTTTACTACATAGTTTAAAATGATGTTCCAACTTGGTCATACCCAGTTTCTCATCAAAGAATTGCATGTCAAATAGCATTTCTTCGTCACAACTAATTTCAAAATGAACTTTGACATCGGTACAATAACTATTATACATACGGACTAGCAGTATGGATTTATTATTTTGCTGTTTAACCAATATTTCTTCCAGGAATTCTTTGAATTTATGGGTCCACATACCCACTGGTAATTCTGTCACTATGAGCTTATTTCCATTAATAGTATATTTACCCTTGGACAAATAACTATTTTCGGATAATTTAATAATCACACCAGTGAATCCTTTATACCATGGTATCATAGGAATCATATCCTCATCGTTAAGATGTCGGGTAATATTTTGATGAATATCAATTGGATTAAAACACGGGACTTCTGTAGACCAACCCGTACCAATTCCACTCGCACCATTAATGAGTACAATAGGTAGTATTGGAACATACGTTTCGGGCTCAACTTTAGTTCCATCATCGTAATTATCCTTTAATAACGGCATATCTTGTTTATTAAATAGTTTCAGTGTCGCTTTCGCTAATCGTGTAAAAATGTATCTGGGTTGTCCAGCATCCTTACCACCTTGAACCCGTGTCCCAAATTGACCAACCGGTTCTAAAAGATTAATATTATTCGAACACACAAAGTCCTGTGCCATATTAACAATTGTACCACACAAACTAGCTTCACCATGATGATAAGCACTGTTTTCACTAACATAACCCGCCAACTGCGCTACTTTAATTTCGGTTATCAAGTTTCTTTTAATACATCCAAATAGGACCTTTCTTTGACCGGGTTTTAGCCCATCAATCATCGATGGAATAGATCGAATATTATCACTATTGGAAAAGTGTATTAGGTCACAATTGATGAAATTTTCAATAGATACCTTGGGGTCACTATAATCCAAAGTATTGTTACGGTCATAGTCCTTTAACCATATCTTTCTGGTATTAGCACTTTCCTTTTTCTTATCAAATGCTAAATTCAGACTATTGTAATCCTTTTCATCTTTAGTCGTATATTCGATTAATTTTAATTGTCGGAAATATTCCTTGGCTTCTTTAGGTGTCGATGTCGCCAATCCCTTATAATATTTAACGTGATATTTGTCTAAAGCATTGGGATTATCTTCGACAAATTTCTCATAATCCTTAAGACTGTAGAATTCGCGTATATCCTTTTTAGTGGTGGCCTTGACAATCGGTGTTAACATAGAATTCAGAAATCCTTCCATTTTAAACAAACTGGGCCACAAGTGTTCAAACAGTGTGAAAATGAGTCCTTTAATATGAGAACCATCTTCATCTTGATCAGTCAATATGAGAATTTTCCCATATCGCAATGTTGAAACGTCCTTATATTTCTTATTAGTTTCCAGACCCATAATCTTCTTGATATTGATAAGTTCCGGATTATCCGACAGTTTCTTCATATTTTGTGGGTCTTTAGCGTTAATTGGTTTCCCTTTTAGTGGGAAAACACCATAATTATCGCGTCCAATGATTTCAATTCCAGCCATCGCGGTTGATTTAGCTGAATCGCCTTCCGTTAAAATCAAGGTACATAAATGACTATTTTTAGTACCCGCCCAATTGGCATCTTCGAGTTTAGGAATTCCAGTAAGTCGTGTTTGCTTCTTACCATCGGTTTTCTTAAGCGTCTTATTTTGTTTGGCTTCGGCTAAACTAATTGCTCTTTCAATAATACCACACTTCGACAACGCATCTATGAATTTAGAATTAATTTCACACTTAGATCCGAATTTATCTTTATTTGTCGTAAGCGATTCTTTCGTTTGACTACTGAAATTTGGATTATCTATAGTAGATTTTACAAACACGATAAGATTTTCTTTGATATAGTTCGGTTTCACTTGAACCTTCTTTTTCTTTTCTATATATTCACATAGTTTCTTGGTTATTTGATTAATGATATAGTCGACATGTTTGCCTCCTTTGGATGTATTAATACCATTCACAAATGACACTTGTTCAAATGATAGACTCGGTGACAACGCACAACCGATTTCCCATCGGTCATTAACCTTTTCAAAAGCTCTAGGTGCCTTCTCCAAATAAAGATTAATATATTGTTCAAATGTTCTACATTCTATTTTTTCATCATTGAAGAAAATATTAAGGTCGTTTGAACTACACGCTGCCATATCGAAAGCACGTTTCTTCATAAGCTCCATCATATCGTCCGAGATACCTTCAATATTGAACCGTTTGAAATCGGGAATGTAGTCAATCTGCGTGAAAGGTTTCGAAGTATATTTAGTGATTGTAGGTTTATCTTTACGTTTCTTGTTATCATAGAAACTCATAGAGAATTTCTTGTTTTTATGTTTATCGACAGTAGTAATAGTAAATTTCACGGAAAATATATTGGCTAGTTTAGCACCATAACCATTTTTGCCACCGACATGTTTGATTTCATCTTTGTCGTAGTTTGAAGAAGTCAGCAATTCTCCGAAAATAAGTTCAGGAATATAGATTTTTTCTTTCGGATGTATATCAATCGGAATTCCTTCGCCATCGTTATAGACACTAATGAGTCCAGCCTTCTGGTCTACATTGATTCTAATATTCTTGACTGGAGCCAAAGTCTTGTCTTTATTTTCTTTCATACGAATGTATTGGTCAAACGCATTAACAAGGATTTCATCATATAGTTTATATTCCCCTGGAATATAAGTCAAGGGTTTATTTTCCATATGTTTCTTTTCTGGATCATAACACCAAAAATCACACATATTTTTTTCGGTATCGCCGATGTACGTATCCGGCAATTGAAGAACATGTTCCTCGTGGGAAAGTTTTTGATGAACTTGTTTCGATGTCATGGTTGTAGAATAGATATACTTTGAAAAATTATGTTTATATATATTCAAATTTTTATTTTATTTATATATATTAAAAACATGAATCAAAGGGTAATATTTAACTTCTTACTTGTTGTTTTTATCTTACTATGTTTAGCAACATTGGCTAAAGTATATTTAAAGAACAAAAGTATAAGAGAGACATTCTTTGGGGTAGGTGACGCAAATACTGCTGCTGATGCAGCTACTACACCAGGTGCTTCAGATGAATTCGATATTAAAATAAATGAAGCGCAAATTATAATAGACGCTCAAAAAAAAATAATAGACGACCAAACAATAATAATAGCTGATCGTCAAAAAGTCATAGATGATGCACAAACTAGAAAAACCGTATCAGTAAGTGGAAGAGACGCAGCCCAAACTAAAATAGACGCTGCTAAAACAGCAAAAACCGCAGCAGAAACAGCAAAAGCCGATGCTGTAACAGCAAAAACCAAAGCAGAAACCGATAAAGCCGCAGCAATAGCAAAAGCAGAAAAAGACAAAGTCGAACCGGTTAGGCTATACAATAGTTACGTTCAGCCTTGGCAAAGACAAAAAAACAAGGTGTTCACATGGGACCAGAAAATTAATAAGCTAAACATGGAGACCGATTGGTTTCAAGCAACATATGTTGTTCCAGGGAAGCTGGAAGACGCGAAAAAAGGGAAAAGCGACGAAGAATCGTTGCGAGATCAATATAGAGGTTGGATGGATACAGAATGGAAAAAAATAGAAACACAAAAGGACATAATAGCGAGCAAAGATGGGACTGTAACCGGCGACCTAAATACAGAAATAGAAAAACAAAATGAAAAAATACCGCCTCAAAATGGAATAATAGACGAACAAAATGTAATAATAGAAACCCAAACTAGTATTAAGAATAGTTATGACGCCAATATAGCAACAGAAGACGGAATAATAACACCTGCCCAAGCAGAGAAAGCCACAGCAGTAACTACTAAACAAACCGCAGAAGCAGTCAAAACCGAAGCAGAGGAAGATAAACAAGCGGCAGCAGACTTAGCAGCAGCAGCAGCAGAACTAGCAGCACAACAAGCAGCCGCAGCAGCAGCCCAACAAGCAGCCCAACAAGCAGCCGAAGCAGCCGCAGCAGCAGCACAACAAGCAGCAAAAGAAGCAGCAGAAGAAGCAGCAGAAGAAGCAGCCCAACAAGCAGCCCAACTAGCAGAACAACAAGCCGCCGCAGCAGACATAGTAGCAGCAATAGCAGCAGAAGCTAAAGCAAAGGAAGCAGAAGATAACGCAGAGAAAGAACTAGAAGCAGCCCGACAAGCAGCAGCAGCAGCAGCAGCAGCAGCAGCAGCACAACAAGCAGCAGCATCAGCAGCACAACAAGCAGCAGAAGCAGGAAATACACCGAAAAATCCAGCCGCACAACAAGCAGCCATCGCAACAGCACAAGCAGAAGCAGCAGAAGCAGCAGAAGCATTAGATACTGCTCAAAAAAATCTCACGAAGTCTCAAGAAAATCGGGCAGCAGCATCAGCAGCCGTAGCCTCGTCAGCATCAGCAGCCGTAGCCTCGTCAGCAGCAGCATCATCAGCCTCGTCAGCAGCCGTAGCCTCGTCAGCATCCGTAGCATCCGTAGCAGCATCATCATCATCAGCATCAGCAACATCTCCAGCAGCAGCAGCAGCAGCAGCATTAGCGCCAAATATGGGTTCGTTACCATTTACAACATTGGCCCCCAACGTAATTATGTCCAGTGAAGCCGAAAAATTCCAACAACAATATATGGTTCGAACTGAAGAAATGAAGGAGAACATAAATGAATTAAAAAAAGAAATAGATGGCTATAAATCAGGAACAGTATTATTGAAAAAAGATATTGATAGTAGTAAACAAGCATTTGATGGAGAAGCTGATAAAATGAAATCAAGTCTTCAATCTCTTGGTGAATTCCACGATTCTTATAGTCAAGAACTTCAAAAGGCTCTTCAGAGCAATTTAGATTATTCCGATCCGGTTTTTCAATCCAATCAAGAAATCCAAGAATCGCGTATTAAGGCACTCGAATCACAAGTAAGTGAAATAGAATTACTTAAAATGAAGGTTTTAAATAAGCAAGATAGCCTATTAAGGTCAATAATTTGTAGAGCAAATTCAACCAAACTCAATGTTCAACCAATAATGGCTGGAGCAAATCCAACCAAAACATTCTTTATTTTTCTGAATGATGGTTGTTTGAAATTTACCGAAAATGGTTCACAAGTTGAAATTACAGTAGACCTCGAGTTTGATTCTACATCTGATAGTCAAGCATTTGAACTCCAACTTATCAACAATTTCCAAGAATATAATAATGCTATCAAATATGAAGAAAGTTCAGCTAAGAAAATGGTAATGTCAACCGATGATATATATTACCCATTCTATTTGGTTCATCCAAAAGGAAATTACGGAAAATCTTTATATATCGACGATGCCGAAGGTGTAAGTAGTGTCTACGTTGATACTATAAGATTGGATGCTCACTGTAGATACCGAACCTCCGATACATTTGCTTATGGAAGTTGCGACTTAGCTTAGCTTAGATTAAATTTCTTTTTTTATATTAAATGTTCCACAATTTATTATTTATAATTATAGGTGCTGTTACATTATATTATTTATATAACAACACTGTCCAAAATATTGAGAATTATACATCCAATAAAACATACGAATTAAAACAATATTTTTACGATAATGCCGGAAATAGTATTAATGAAGTCAATGACTTTCTAACAGAATATGACAAAATTTATAAAAGAAATATTCAAGATAAAAAGCATAAGGCAACTTTATATGAAACTATAGACCAGAACTTCGCTTTATTACATGCCATGAAAATTATTAATCATACGAATAACTATACAAAAAAAGCAATTAATCTATACGATGTTTGTTATAAAAATGGTAATCCTTGTAATCCAACGTGTAAACAATTAAATCCTAATTTTTGTAAAATATCCAAGTATAATTCTTCTAATTAAAAATGGAAATAAAATCTTATTATTATAATAATAATGAATTACTTCCAATTAACTATATTGTTATGTATTTTAATTTTATCTTTAGTTTATGTAAATTTTCAATTGGGTAACGTAAGTTTAAAAAACACTGAAAATTATTATCCTAAACTTTCAATAGGCAGATATCAAAGTGCTTTAAAGGAAAATTTTGTAGTAGATACCAATGAATTAAAAAACATAACAACTAGTTTAAATGTAACCCCAAAAACCCGAAACAATAACGCCGTGCTTAATAATATAGTTCAAAATATGGTTTTAGAGTCAGTTACTAATAATATCCCTCCGGAGAATGCTAAGGTTCCACAGGCTAATGCTAATACGAATATTATTTCAAATAAATTTCTTAAAGAAGATGATACGGTAGAAGAGATGTTAGAGAAGTTAGATAATATGGAAAGTATGTGTTCTAAACTAGATAAAGAACAAAAAATTAAAGATGACCTAGAACAAATATCTATAAATAAATCATCCCTTCAAGAATTAGAAAATCAAGATAAACGTATAGAAGAATTGGCTGAAATAGTCAAACATATGCGTATAGAAAAAGGAAAGCGTGATATTATTTCTAATAAATGTAGGGTCAATAAGCAACGTAACCTAGATAGTAATTATGCTAAAGTTGAAGCACTTTCTAAGGAAGGGTTTCTTAAAGATGAATCACATAAGGTTAATGTTAATATTCCTAAAGATGGTATCAAATTTGATTTGTCGGATTTAACTGATAAAATAAATAAATTGCGACCCAAGACAAAAAAACAAGGACCGTCTACAAAACCGAATAAGGTGTGTAATTTACCAAAAAAACACGGATTCGATTTAAATAAACTTAATAACGGCATATGTCATAAGTGTAATCCAGACACATTAAAAAAGGATATTGATTTAATCCATAAAAATTTTGGTAATATATAGTATAACCATGGAAATGATGCAATCTTATGTTTATATTATGATTTTATTACTATTAATAGTATTATTTGTACCTTTATTTGTGCCATTAGAACAAATATTAAGTTATGAAAAATTCAAAATTATAGTCAATCCCCTTTATTCTTAATTTTTTTGATTTGTTATATTAATATGAAAATAATAGAATTACTATTAGCTATAATACTAACAATAGTGTTTATTATAGCGTTATCATTACGTTTTGAAAGAGAAACATTTACTAATTTAGACAATCTTAACCAAAATAATAAAAAACTGGTTAAATTCTGTAAACGACTCAATCAATTCGATAAACCCAGTGAACACACCTTAATGCTGAAGAATTTCCGTAAGAGAAAATTAGAAAAAAATAATAATATTATTAAGGAATTAACGAAGGAAATTGATACACTTCAAAAAGATAATCATTTTTCTTCTATAGGAAAAATTAATGCTTATAAATGTAAATTGGAAAGTAAAGCCAAGAAACAAATACAGGCTATCAATCAAGCCAAAACCAACGTTGAAAACCGGAACACAATTAATTTGAATATTAATCCCGTTTAATTATTTTTATATATTATATGGAAAAAATTTTATTATTATTGATTATATTTGTTTTATGTTATTATTTGTATGTTTCGTTACACACAAATGAATCCTTCACACTAGATATAGATGATGTTATAGATATAGACCCCAAAAAAATAGTATCTATGTTGCCATTTTTTGATAAGAATGGATATATTGCTTGTTATATTGATGAAAATAACACCGATACTAATAATTTAATTTATACGAATGAAATCAAAAGTAATAATTGGAAAGGTCCAATAAAAAATGGTAAATTAAACGATAGAAGTATCATAATTGATATGATTTATGATATAGATAAAAGTATTATTGCTGTGGGTATGGAAATGGTTTCCAACAAACCAGTTTATACATTATATAAAAAAGAAACCGAAGACCCAGAAAGCAATTGGAATGTAATGATGTCAAATTCAAAAACAATTAGAAGTGTTTGTTATGATTTTAATGGTACTTTACTCGGCATTAGTAGTTTCGATGGACAATTATATGAATATCAATCTGGATACTGGGTCGGTCCCGTAAATTATGATAAACCTATGAAGAAAATTATGTTTGATAAAGACCGTATTATGTTAGGTATAGGACTTTTGGATAGTAAAATTTATAAAAAAAAAACACAAGAATGGAAAAAGAGCAAATGGGATACCGAAAACAATAATAAAAATCGTGTTTTTGATGTTGTATTTGATACAGACGGGAAACTTATAGCTTCATCCAAACATGGTATTATGAAACAATATCACGCTATTTATAATTCTGACTTTGACCAATTAGAAAAAATTGATGATGATAATAATGAATTATTAACCAAATTGGATATAGTAGGATTGAAATGTGGTATTGATTTTGAACAATATGGATACCTTGAAGAACAGGATGATGAGTTATCAAAAAATCTGAATAATATATTAAGATTCAAAAAACGTGCTATAGGTGTATGTAGCAATAAAAGACAGTCTATGACAAATATTAATCCCAAACAATTATTAAAACAAAATGAAAACCAGAATCTAATAAATGAACTGGATAATGTGGTTTCTGATTTGAAAAGTAAGGGGTTTTAATTTAACTTAAAATATTTTTATTATATTATATGAACAAAAATATTAATTTACTAGTATTATTAATAGTAACAATAATAATTGTTTTTGTTGTTATGTATGCTTTACCAAAAAATAAAGAGGGATTCCAGTCAAATTTTGACTTTAATGAGGTTTATTTAAAAGGATCGCAAGGACCCCAAGGTGAAACGGGATCGGTAGGTCCGCACGGTCCACCCGGTGCTGATGGACCAGCCTGTAGAAATATTATAAGTTATTTAGAGGATCGTGGCCATTTGTCATTGGGCGAAACTAATCCATCAGAAGAATTAGATGTAACGCATCAATTAGAATTAAAAGGAAATGTTATATCGAAATCTGTTAACTTTAGTAAATTGAAAATAACCGATTACGACGAGTGTTATCCGATTATGATTGGTAATAATGAAAATGATGCTGATTTTTATATTAAAAAAGGCACATCAGACTGTAAAATGTTTATTAAAGGTAATTTAGAAATTGGTGGTAATATAACATTCAAGGATACTAAAAATAATAACATTTCTATAGACGCATCTAAATTATTTTACAGTTTAGCTCCGGTTGGAATCATAGCGTGTTTCTATAGGGCTTCATCGATTCCCGAATCTTGGGCTATATGTGATGGTCAATCCATTGAAGGATTTCAAACACCTAATTTATCTGGTAAATTTATTAAGGGAACTACCAATATGGATAATAATGGCGATACTAATGATGATGCTTTTGGCGACCACAAAACAAAAGAAGGTAAAATCACATTAAAAAATGAAAATATGCCAAAACATAATCATACTATCGACGTCCAAGGATCGCATGGACACACTATAACTTCTAATGCTTCTGGTTCCCATAAGCATAGTTTCGAAGTAAAGGGTGGTACGGTTCCTTCGGAATCTGTGACTGACAATTATGTTTTATCAGCAACACAAGGAACATCAACTAATATACAAACAAAAGACGAGAACAACCCACATTCACATAGTGTTACTGTTTCGAGTTCTGGAGACCATACCCATACATTAGGTGAACACGGTTCGATTTCTCCACAACCCATTGATATTATGCCACCATATTATACGCTCGTGTATATTATAAAATATAAATAATTTCTTTTTAGTATTTAAATATGATTTCAAACAAACAAAAGGTTAATATTTTTATTGTTTTATTAATTATTGTTATTTGTAGTCTATTACTCATAAACAAAAATCAAAAAGAGAACTTTACCGACATTTCTAAATTAAACTACTTACCCGGTCCCTCTGGTAATGTTGGTCCTCAAGGAAATATTGGTAATCAAGGTATTGAAGGTACAGTCGGTCAATCATTCGAAATAAATGAAATTAATTTATATTTGAAAAATAAATTAACATTAGGAACTAAAGAATTAGTGTATGTAACTAAATCGGATACAGGTGATTATTCACAATTAAAATTATCTAAAAAAATAAAGAAAAATGGTGCGAAATTAAAAATGAGTAAAAATGATTTTGACGATGAATCTATGTATATACATAGTGAATCCAATAATGAAACCGATTTTTATATAAATAATAAAAAAATGTATATGAACGGAAATATCGAAATAAATGGTGATTTCACAGTACAAAATAATGATTTATTTCATAGTTTCCCAAAGGATATTATTCCTATTGGAACTATATTTCCATTTTTTTTTGAAAATGCGAATAAGAATGATTTAAATAGTGGATATTATAAACTAGATGGTTTCTCTAATGATTCATTATTTTATATTGAAAAAATATCAGCAGATTTATACTTTATACGAGTACAAGAGGACAGTAGCACAGAGCACGATTTTAAACATTTATCATATGATGAAACCAATGATTCATTAAATTCTGATTATAAAAATGAAGATTCAAATAAATTTATTATAAAATATACTGGGACTAATAATGATTATAATATGAGTCCGTATACTAATCCAAATAAATTTTTGGACGTTTCAACCAAACAATTTAATGATACTAGAACTACTAGTGTCACCATAACCCCCGATATTCCTTATGGTTGGGAAATCTGTGATGGAGGTTCTAAAACAGTAAATCATAATGGGAATCCGACAACCATAAATGTTCCTGATTTAAATGAGAAAATAGTTGTTGGTAAGGATAATAATAATTATATGTTTTCTTCAGTTGGTAAAAAGAGTGGAACAACGAGTGATGTACATACTATTGCTTGTAGCGATTCTAGTTCCAATTCTTGCGAAATGCCTGAACATAACCATTCAATTTCATCGGATGGATCCCATACGCATGGATACGAGAATATGACTCAAACTGAACCGGTTCATAGTCACAATATAGGTGTATTACTTGGAAACAATAATAATTTTAGCAATAATTTAAATTATTCTTTCGTAAAGGCAACCGAAGATGTGTTAAATATTCCAAAAACTATTATTTCAACCGAACAATCCCATAATCACGAATTTGAGGTTCAAGAGAATGGAGGTCATAATCACACGGGTAATACAAATAATGATAGACAAGATCCAAATGCGGCGGTCCCTATAAATATAGAACCAAATTATATGAAACTAGTTTATATAATCAAGGTTATCTAATTAATATCTTTTTTTATTTTAATGAAAATTGTTCTTATAATTATTTTAGTTCTATTGCTTTTAGTGGTTTTTCTAAGAAAAAACGAACATTTTAGTTTAGAAACCCACGTCGATAAAACCGAATTACTCGATATGGTCCATTCATTTGGAAACAATCCTACTGTAAATATTGTAGGGAAAGAATTAGATGATGAACTGGTTACTAAATTTATTACTAAC